ATGCCCTGGCGGTCAGCATTTTCAAACAGCAGGGGTTCATTCTCGGGTTTGCCATCGCGGACCTGGTGCGGGTGTTCGATCCCGGCCTGGTGGTGATCGGCGGGGGCCTGGCGGAAACCTCGTTCCGCGACCAGTACATGGCGTGGATCGGGGAAGGATTCGCCGACCGCGCCTGGCCGGTTTACCAGCGCAGCCCGCTGGACCCGACCAAGCTGACCACCCGCTTCGAATGGGCGCTCGGCGGTGACGCCGCGGCGGCCATCGGGATGGCTTACACCGCACGGGAGTTGTTCCAAAACGGCGGCGCGGCGTGAGCCAGGTCGCCGAAATGTGAAGCAACATCCGGGTAGGCGCCCCCGTACCCAGGCCACCACATGAAACGGCTCGACCGCAAACTTGCCAGCATCCTCGGCGGCTCGACCGCGGCGGCAGATTTCATCATCGCGGATGCCAAGGATGCGGACATGGCCTTCGGCATCACCGCGCCGGGGCCGGCGGGCGGTTCCTGCCGCCACGGGTTCAACGAGTCCGAGGGGTGTTGGAAAACCCTCGCCGATTACCGCAACCAGATCCGCGAGGTGATCGCCCAGGACATCGTGGACATCGTGCTGCTGTCCGCGTCCAATCTCGAACAGCTCGGGATGCGCGAGAACTTGTTCGCCAATTCGCCGATCACGCCGGCCGCCCGCGCCAATGACACGTCGGACGTGTGGGCAGTGCGCGGCGGCAAATACCCGACCGAGCATCCGTCGCGCTCGTTCCGCACCGCGACCTTGGATCATATCAAATACGGCCGCCTGACCGACGACCACTCGCGGCCGGTCACCGGGGCGGACCTCGGGTTGTATTCGATCACCTTCACCAATCACATCGACTGGGATTACAAGGCGCTCACGGACTACCACGAGTTCCGGATCGAGGCCGAGCGGAAGGGCTTCCGGCATTTTCTCGAGGTCTTCAACCCGAACGTCAATCCCGGCATCCCGGCGTATCCGGCCAAAAGGTTTTGGAAAATCGGGACAGATGTTTTGGAAAAATCGCCGTTTCAGCTCACGCGTAAATGATCCGGCGGCCGTCTGCGCGGGCAGGATGGAGGGCGCTGGCTGGGCCGTCGAGAGCCACAATGTACCGGGCGCTGAGCAGCGTAAGCCAGTCGCTGGCGTATGCCAGCACGTCGCTGCGGGAGCGTTGGAGGTCGGTTGCCAGCGGCCCGCATGACGGCATCACGGCCTGCAATCCGCCCTGGGCGAGACGGGCGGCGATGGTCTCCCGGTGCATGTCCGAGAGCAGGAAGACGCGGTCCCATCGGAACGACGAATGCAGCCGCATGGCGGCGTCTGCCAGCCTGATCGGGTCCCCGGCCGGATTGCGGTGAAAGCGGCCCAGAATGGCCACCTCCGGGGCGTCCGGCAGCGGCCGGCCGGCCAGGCTGTGAATGATCCGTTGGTAGGCTGCGTCGGCGGCTGTCCGGTCGGCCGCGGCGTGCCAGTCATAACACCAGGCTGGCCCCCAGCGAGTGGCCATCGCGGGGGGTGCGGAATCGACAAATTCCACCCCTGGAATGCCGGCCGGAAACACGTCCGCATGAGCGGCCGGGCAGTGGCTATTGACCCGCCACACAAACCGGATTTCAGCGGAGCGACTCAGGCCGTTGGCCATGGCTGCCACCCGGTTTCCGAGCCCCATTCCACAACGCACCTGGATCATGACACGCCGGTGATTCTGGAGAATGTGACGGTATCCTCGGTAGCGCCATCCGAGGGGTCAGTAATGCCGACGTAATTCCCTTGCCGGAACCAAACGCCGGTGGGTCCGGTGTACTCGGTATCCGGCTCCAACACGCCGGTCGATTCGACCCACGCTTCCAGGACAATATGGAGGTTCCGATTGTTCCTAGCCGGCCGGTGGATGATGGGGCCTCCCTGGTGAAATTGCGTCTTCAAGACCACCTCGCCGGCGACTGTTTGGAAGTCCGCGATCTTGTAGTAATAGAGCCCTGTCTGGCCCCCTGGATCAGGCTGTGCGTGGGCGGGTGTGCCGAGGCTGTTCACGATGGCCGCCGCGGTGGCCAGATCCTGCTTGTCGGTCGTCACTTCGCAGTAGAGAACGGTGCCTGCGGTGATGGTGAATTCCGTGGTGTCGGCGGGGGTGGTCGGGAGATAGGCGGAGACCGTGCCTGGCTCCGGATTTATGGTGAGTACCTGCCCCTGTTTGACCCGGCATTTCCAGGTGCCTGAGTCATTGTAAATGCCATTTACTTGGAACTGTTCGAGCGCGCCAGAGCAATGCCATTGATCGCGGTCCGGCCCCTCGCAGCCGCCCACCGTATCGCCGGCGGCGGATGGAGCGGCCGCGGCCCCGATCTGGTTGCTGCCGCGCTCGCCATCCGGGCCGAAACTCCACCACTTGGACGGCCGGAAACGGAGGATGCGCTGGAGTTCCAGAAAGTCCGCCGGGGCCAGCGCCGGGATTGGGCCGAAGCCGATTTCCACCCGCCCGTTGACCACGTCGAAATCCACGGAATGGATAGGCGCTTTCATCGTCGCCCACGCGGCCGGGCCGCCGGTGAGGCTGAGGTTGCGGCCGTGGTAGCTGGTCGCTCCAACATCGGCGTCCGTGAGGGTCACCGTGCCTTGGTAGGTCATGGCTGCCAGGATTGCCTGATAGGTTTCCTGGGCGATGCCGGTTGGCACGGTTTCCGGGGCCACCCATTGGCTGATGCCCTTGTAGATTTTGGTCGTCGCGTTGGTGGCGGTCACGGTGAAGCCACACGGCAGGGATTTGATCGCCGCCCGCTCCGCGTCGGTGGCACCGGCCAGTGGCACCACCTTCATATCGATCCGCACGGTGCCGCTCTTCCGGCGCATCCAGTCTTCCAGCGTGCCTTTGAGCAGTTCGCGGGGGAGTTCGTCCGGGTCATCCGGATCATCCAGCGCCACTTTTGGAGCTTGGGCTGAGATCGGATCCGGCATTGGGTCCGGGTCCGCTACCACCGTGCGGTCCCATTGGGTGACCACGAAATGATCCGGGTCCACCGCGGCCATGGCGGGGAAGCGCTTTATCACATAGGCATCCGCCGCGGCACCGGTGCCGGTGGGGATGGTGCGGGTTTGGATCCGGCTTTTCTGGATCTGCATTTGCATGCCCGCCAAGGGGATGGTGGCCATGATCACGCGCGGGCCGGCGTCCGGACCGGAGACGGGGAATTTATCCACCACCACATTGCGGTACACCTCGTCATCGATCGTGGTGGCCAGCTCATAGACCACCCTCACGGAATCCGGCAATAGATCGGTGCGGTGGACCACCTGGAAAGCTTCCACCTGGCCGCTGCCGTCCACGGGGAATGATGCCGCCGTGGCGGTGCCGGTGGGCACCACATGAAACGTGGGCGGCGTGGTGGAGTGGTCCAGATAGGGGATCCAGTCCGGATGCAGTTTCAGGCAGGCCCGGAGCATTTCCACGCAGGTCACATTGGAGACTTCCGAGGGGATCATCAGCTCGCCGGTGGGCAGGCTGCCGAGTTGGATGTCCACGCCGTTGGCGATGGCGTAGTTGATCACCTCCCGGATCTGGGCACCGGCGGTGATCCGCTCCCATTCCTCCGAGACGGAGTTCCAGCCGATCCCCAGCACCGCGCGTGGCAGCAGCACGCTGCCGCTGCCCAGTGCCCAGGGTTCCTGATAGACCATGGTTTCCAAGTCCGCCCAGGCGTCTGAGATTTCCAGTGACTGGCCCTCGACCGCACCGGAGGCACGCACCGGGTTGGAGTGGATTTTGCCTTGGAATACCGGGACGCCGTCGCGGGCCAGCAGCACTGGCGTGCCGAAGGTAAAGAGCGGAGTGGCGTCATAATCGCACGCCCGTTCCAAGCGCATGGTGGAGACGCCGTAGGAGCGGAAATGCCCGCTCACCAGGGTGAGCCCGAGCAGATCGAGGCGGGAGTCATTGAGGGTCCAGACTGGGGCGGGCATGGCATGCTTGCGGGTGAACGTCTATGCCCCGGCCGGGCGGTTTGCCGCGCTGCGGGCTTCCAGGGTGGCTATCCGTTTCGCTTGTGCGTTGAGGTCTGCCAGCATCTTCTCCAGGGCCGCCACGGTGGCCCCGCCCAAGCCGGCGGTGGCTTTGGCAAACTGTTGCTGCAGCCGCTCAATCTCGGCTGCTGATGTGCCGTCATCCAGGCTGTTACCGATGCGGTCCAGGGCGGCCCCAACCGCCCGGGTCGGCGCGCGGTCAGCGGCAATGCCAAACTTGGCAGCAGCCCCGGCGGCGGATTGATTCAGACCGCTCTTGGCGGTGGCGATGCCGGCTTTCTCTGCTGCCTCATCTGCCTTGCGCTGCGCGTCGATTTCTGCCTGAATGTTTTCGGCGTTGTGCTGGTCGATGACTGCTTGGTTGCGCTTGGCGGCGGCAGCTTCGATTTCTTCGGTTTTGGCGGCCGCGCGTTCGTCGATGGTCTGCTTGTCGTTCGTGCCGATCTTTCGGGCGGTCGCATAGTCGCGGGAGGCTTTTTCAGCCGCTTCGATCTGCTTGCCGGCTTCCACGTCCATTTCGTTGGCTTTGTCAAAGTCAGCGCCAGGCATGTTGCGATAGGCAATCGCGTCTCTCATCGCCCTTTCCGCTAGGCCTGCGGCCTTGTTCGCCTCGTCGCGCTGTCTGGCCAGAGCTTGGTCGATCCGCTCTTTCTCAGCGTTGGCGTCGTCTTCGATCCGCTTTTTCTTGATCGCGTCAGGATCGGCACCGGAGGCGATGGCGGCCGCATCCTCGCGGTCTCGTTTGGCTGTTGCCAGTCTGGTTTCGGATGCCTCGATTTTATCCAGCGCGGCCAATTCAATCGCCAATTCCTTTGCCGCATCCGCCTCCTCTTTGAGCATTTTCCGGAATCCGGCTGCCAAGCGGCGAGCCGCCGCTTCCTCGTGCTGCCTCGCATGATTCGCCTCCGCGTCCGCAAGGGTTTGAAAAGACTCGCCGGCGTCCGCATTGGCCTGCACCAACTCAACGTACGCCTCATAGAGATTGCGGAGTTGGCCGCCCAGGACTGCCAGAGCGGCACCGGCTGCCGCGCCGGCCGGGCCGGCGATGGCGAACCCTTGGGCAGCAGCGGACGATGCTTGCGCCACATTGTCCATGCCCGTGGCGATGGTTTCCAGGGTGGCCGCCATCTCGGGGTCGGCGTTGCGGAAATCCTCCGCGCTTTCCCGCACGGCCTTGCCGACCATCGCCGTTTTTTCGGCGATTTGTTGGAGCGAGCGAGCCCGCTCGATGTTGATCTGCTGGCGTTGGAGTTCCGCGGTTGCCGCGGTTTTCTGCTGTTCTTCCGCGGTCGCGGCGGCTTCCGTGCTTTCGCTTTGGGCCGCGGTCAGCCCCTTGACCGCTTCCGTCGTCTGGGTGACGCCGGCGGCCGCTTCCGCGGCACCGACGGTGGCCATCTGGACTTCGATTTTCTTCTCGGCCATGGGAAATCTTAAGTTGGCATGGCGGCGGCGATCAGCCCGGCAACGATCGCGTTGCCGTCGCCGTTGAGATGAATCGCGTCGCGCCACAGCGCGGCGTTGGCTCCGGTATGATTCGGGATGGCGGCGTCGATGTCCGCCGATAGTTCGAAATCACCGTTGGTGAGGCCGGCGCGGATCAGGCCGTTGAGGCTGTTGGCGGCCGCGAACCAAGTCGGATTGGATATGGACCAATCGGGAACGGCAAGCGTGGGAATCATGGCCAGGCAACCGGCGGCCCGCGCGGTATTGGTGGCCGCCAGCAATGAGGCATACACCGTGGCGGCCGATGCCCCGGCCATCAGATCGTTCACGCCGGCCCAACAACAATACAGGTTGAGCTTGCCCCCGACGTAGTTGCGGCCAACCTCGGTCGCCCACTGCCCCGCCATCGATGATGCCAGATGCCCGCTGCTGGCGGCATGTACGCCGATGCGGACGGCGGAGTCGAATCCGGAGACGGCCAGGATTTTATCCGGCCAGTGGTCGCGATAATACGAAAGGCTGTAAATGCTCTCCGACGTGGAATCGCCCTCTACCAGCAGATTGATAGGGCGACGGTCAAGCATGCCAATCGCCACCGTGGCGGCGATAACTTCGGCATCCGAGAGTCGCTTGTCGAACAACAACCACGAGTGGATTCGCCCGCGCAGTTGGAACGTCGATCCGAACGAAACCGCGGTCAAATCCACGGCGGTGGAATAGGTCGGCGGAGTGGTCGGTGTGGAGAGCATGCCGTCAACCCAACAGGCGCTCGCCGAGCCTCCGCCGAATGCCATCGCCACGGTATTGCGGTCCCGGTTCCGCATCCAGGTCATCCGCGAACCGACCCCGTTGGCGGTATTCCCGGAGATGGTGTACGCGCCGGCGTTTTTGGCGAACAACGCGCCGGTGCCTCCGTTATTGGAGCCAAACATCGCGACATTGGCCAAATCCGCGCTGGCCACTTCAGCGAACCCTGAATAGGCGGCCGCATCGTGCGCGGAGCTGCCATCCACCAACAACGTACCAGTCCGCAGGCCGGTTACGGTGTGACGAATGTTCGCGCTTCCCGTGGCAGGAAACACCAGACCGTACCCATCCCGCGTGAAGGTGCCGGTGAAGGTGCTCGCCGCCACCCCGCGGAATGAGAGCGGGGCGCCGGTGGCCTTTTGGGCATCCGTCCCATAGTAGCCGCCGTCCACCAGATTGGAAAGAATGCCGGCGGTTTCCAGGATCACCAGCGCCTTGGAGAGGCGGATGATGGATGCTGGCTCCGGCGTGACTCCGGCGGCCAGCAAGGCGGCCAGGTACGAGGCCGCGAGCGGGCTGAGACCATACCCGGACAGCAGATAGGGGCTTTCCTCATCCCACTCGTTTTCCGAGATCCGTTTCAGGCGGATGGTCGCGGAGGGTGCCGCATACGTCTGCCCGCGGTGGATGGTGACTCCGGTTCCGCCAACTACCGACCCCAGGCCAGTGGGCGAGGTCCGCAGGACCAGTTCGGTATTCGCCGGCCACGCGACATCGGCCTGCGGAGGGATGGTCACCGAGTACTCGGTAACGGTTTCCATCCGGACATACCGGTCCTTATCCGCCAGTTCAAACGTAACTGCCAACGCATCCTTCGGCACCACCGGCCGCGGAATACCGACCTCAGTACCACCCACTTGCAAACCCGTGCTGGTAATGCTCAGCGGCGTGGGGGTTCCATCGCCCAGGCAGATGGGGCGCGGGGTGCCGGAGAGCGGCCCGCCGGCCCCGGCTTGGAGCAGCCAGGGATACGTGTCTTTCGGTTTCCGTCCGGTGAGTGAACTCATCTAGATTTTGAATTTTGAATTTTGAAGTTGTCAGGAATCCTCCCAGTTGCCGCCCACGGGCCACGGGATGTCGCTGTTCCAGGTGCCGGGGAGATCGTTGGCGAGCCGGCCGCCGGTGGCGGTGTAGGAGAGGATCACGCTGCACCCGATCACCCGGCGGTCCGGCGGGTCCAGCACCGCTTCCAGCAGGTAGCGGTGGTCGGGATAGTCCCCGATCAGCGCGGGGGTGCCGGTGGCCGGGGCGGTGGACGTCCAGGTGGTGACCAACTCGGGGCTTGCCACATCCTCGGTTGAGCTGAACACCGGGCCGATGCCGGTGATGCACAAGCTCCACTCGGAGCCGGTCCAGAACACGGCGGTGTCATTGTCCAGCGGATCGTTGTATTCGGCCCGGCCGCTGGTGATCCCGTAGTACTCCAGCCGCGGAAAAACCAGCGGCGTGGTGCCGTCGCTGGTCAGGTCGCCGGCCACGATGATGGAGTCCGGTTCGCTGGTCATGCCGCTGGGGATCAGCCCCAGCACCCCGGAGCGGGGGAAGGTCTCGTCATAGTCCGCCGACCAAAGTTCCGCATCCGCCGGGGTGGAGAAGGTGCGGACGGTGCTGAATTGGACCGTGGTTTTGAGGTTCTTGCGGTCCCAGGTTTGGGCGGCGTCCGCGCGGACCCGTTGCGCCGTTTGTTTGGCGATCTCGCCGTTGATGCGCAGTTCCGCCACGCTGGAATGCACGCTCTCCGCCACCCCGGCTTGACCCGCCAGAGGGTAGATGGTGCCGCCGTTGATGAGGTACGCGCGCATGCCGTGAGTCGGTTAGGCAAGGGCCACGGAGAACAGCGCGGCGGGCAGCAGCGGCGTGCCGGAGAACGGCCGGGTGGCCTGCCAGGCGCAGGGGCCGATCCGTTTGGCGGCCGGGCCGTAGAGCAGGCCGGTTTCCGTCATGATCGCGTTTTTCAAGGTGACCACCGGTGCCCCGGTGATGGCGGAGGTGAAGACCAGGTCGCTGCCGGAGGCGGCGGCGCCCAGCGCCCCGGAGGGTTGGTGGGCGGTCAGGATCTGGGCGGCGGTGGGTCCCACCGGCGTGGCCCGGGCGCTGACATCCACCCCGACCAAGCGCATGTCCACGGTGCCCAGCCCGTCCACCGCCTGTTCCTGGAGGCGGAGGGCGAAGCTGATCTCCGCGCCATCCGCGGTGAAGTTGTTTGCCCATGGGGCTACGCCGCCTTTCCAGCTCATGGAGATGCCGGAGGTGGGGATGTCCGCCACGGCGTAGCCCACGTCTCCCGGATAGGCGGCGGTGGTGACCGTGAAATAATCCCCCTCCGCGGTGCCGGCGGTGGAGTTCGCCACCAGGCCGGTGAATTCCACCGGCCCCACCACGGTCTTGCCCACGCCCAGCCGGAGGTTGGGCATTTTGGTGAGGGCGGCGTTGAGGATGGTGACCTTGATCCCGTCCCGGCCCCAGATGACCAGGGCGCTATCGGAGCCGCCGAAGATGCTGCTGCCCACGCTCGGGTTGGCGTAGGGCCACAGCAGCGCGTTCACGCCGGCGGTGAACCGGCCGTCCGGCTCGAAGGTGACGAGAATCCGGCGGTCCGCCACGCGGGTTTCCAGCGTGCCGAATGCGGCGCTTTCCACGTTGAACCGGCGGTGGGTGGGCTTGACCGAGATGTCGCCCTTGGACCAGAAGCTCTGGCCGCCGTATTGGACCAGCGCGGGGCCGGTGATGATGAGGGTGCGATTGATGCCTGGCATATGCGGTGGTGGTTAGGGTGGGGAGGTCAGTTGGGAGGATCGGTGATGGTGATTTCGGTCACGTCGCCGGGGAGCATCCCGGCGGCGTAGGCCGCGGCGCGGACCACGGTGCAGTGGGTGAGCAGGGCCGGGCCGGCGGTGAGCACGGGCGTGCCGGTGGCGGTGCCGGTGGCCACCCAGGTGGTGCAGAGGTCCGGGCTGGCCACATCGTCGTAGGAATGCCACATGGCGGTCTGATCGTTGTAGCTAAGCTCCCACCGCTCATCGAAACTGTTCCAGATACACAATGATCCATCCGGCCCGGAGGCCGAGGCGTACCGCGGGCGGTTGTTTTCCATCTGGCTGAAGCGGAACCCCGCGAAGGTCACTGCCGTGACGCCATCGCTGGTCAGGCTGCCGGCCACCGTGAAGGTGCCGGGGACCAGCGCCTGGATGGGATCAAAGTACTCACACCCGGCCGGGTTGGTGGGAGTGGGATAGCTGCCATCCCAGGTGAGATAGACCGTGCTGCCAGGCGTGGCGCAGGATAGCGCGAGCGTCTCCGCCTGGTCGTCATAGACCGCGCCCACTCCGGCTGGCTTGTCCGGCCGGGTAATGCCGCGGTACGCGATGGCAAGCTTGAGGGTGTGGGAAAGGAAGCCGGGCTTCACATTCACCGGCTTGAGCGCCTCCTGGCCGGCATACAGGGCGCAGTGGCCAAGGCTGTGCAAATGCAGGGCGGCCAGCGCGCGGATGGCAGCCACGCTGGAGCGGATGCCGGTGCCGGTGGCGGAGCGGTTGATTGTGGGTTGCTCGATCACCTGGATTTCCAGCGAGATGTTCACCGCCGGGCCGGGGAGGTTGCTTTCCGCGGCCTCGATTTGCGGGAGCATCACCACCAGCACCAGGCCTGCCTTGCTGGTGCCGCCGCCGGTCAGGGTGCCAAGCTTGCGGAGAATCTTCTGTTCCATGTCCCCGTCATCCTCCGGGATGATGTTGGCGTCCGCCAGCTCCGGGCAGTTGGCCAAGACGGCCACCACATCGGCTTGCAAGGTCTCGAGTAACGTGTCGCCGGTCATGGGGTGAGAGCGGATTGGATGGCAGATTCGATGTAAAATCCGGTGGCTACCCCGGCTTCCTCCTGTAGCTGGTCGAACGGAATTAGGTTTCTGTCTTCCGGGATGGTGGCCTTTTTCACTAGCAGGTAATACGGGCGGTAGGTGTCCGACCCGGTGGGCTTGACGAGCATCGCGGTGTTTTCCTGCTTGAGGAAAATGAACTTGAGCCCGTCGATCTCTCGGGCGCCCTTGCCGTAGGCATCGGCCGTGATCGGGATGGTGAGCCACTTTTTTTTCACCGGCCTGACGGTGTAGGATCCGAACGCGGCGCGGAGTCGACCTCCGCCTGGTATCCAGAGACTGGCCGCGGATGCGCTGGACGTGGCCTCGATGCGGTTGTACGCGTCCGTCAGGTGACCGGTTGGCTTGGCTCCCAGGTTTTCCGCCGTGGCGTGCTCGGTCTTGGCGATCTCATTGCCGGTCCTCTTGAGCCAGCTTTCGGTATGGGCGGCCACGGCGGCATGCAGGGCAGAGGTATCCGCCAGCGCGGCGGCGGCGAGGCCAAGTTCCTGCACCGTGCGGTCCGCTTCCGGGATGGTGACATTCAGCCGGGTGATCACGGTTGGGTAGCCCTTTCTTCGTTGCGTTTCTGATACTCGATCCGGCGGTCGGCAATGGTCTTGGCCATGCGGGCGGCGCTGGCATCCTGCAACGCGGCCATCCGAGCCTTACTCCGGCGCATGAGATCGTCCGCATTGTCAGGCGGAGTGAGTTTGGTGCCTACACGCACGGCGGGGGTGCTGGCAGTCACCGCGGCGACCAGTTCCGGATCGGCATCCGCAACGGAGATCACTGGCGGAGGTACAGTATTTAGTACCGGTGGATCGGTGGCGGTCCAATCTTCAATCGTTTCCCCGTCCGGACCAGTGAGCCCGAGTTCCAGGCATTCCGCCAGGCCGAGTTCCCGCCAGCCCATGCCCGACTCGAAAGCAAATGGAGGATAGTCAACGTCCAAGGCGTCATCGAAATTTTCGGAAGCACCCAGCTCGCCCCAGACTGGATGTCCTTTGAGAGCGATCATGCGGGTGGCCAGCTTGTTCTTGCTGCCCAGGACGATCCACACGGACGCCCATTTTTGGGAGAATTCCCGCCAGCCCTGGCTATCGAAATTCCGGCGGTTCTTGGGGATCGCGGCCAGTTCCTCGTTATACGTTTCCAGCTCGCGGTCGTAGCGTTCCTGCCACTTGCGTTCAAGCTCCGCCACTACGGCCGCGGACAGCATCGGTCCATCGGCGACCTTCCAGCGTGCCCACCAATCGCGCGGGACATCGCGGTCTGAGATGCGGACCAGTTCCCACGCCGGTGCCTGCTTCATCCGCGCCGCTCCCATCCCGCGCAATTGCTGACCCCGGCCAACCATCAGCGCGAGTTGCGTGTTGACGATCAGATTGAGCCGACGCATGCTGGTTAGGTCCTGCAAGGTGCCCTTGAGCGCCGGCGGTACCTGTCCTACCGCCACGTCCGGAAAGCCGCCCTCAGGCGTGTAGCCGATGACCCGCAAGGTTTCCAACAACGTCACCCGAGCGCTGGCCTTGTCCATCTCGCCATTGGCCACCGCCGTGGTCACCTCCTTGACTTTGGAAAGGAAAACCGCATTCGCACAGCGGCTGACGAACACGCTCCGCGCCCGCACGTCCGCCGCGATCTCCGCGCGGATCTCCGCGCTGCCCAGGGTGGTGGGAAGCAGGTCGCGGATCTCGGCCACGCGGGCGGCGTCGGATTTGGTTGGGTCATCGGTCATCGGTCAGCGGTCAGCGGGTCAGAGGCCGGAAAGGTTCTGCCGGGTCATCAGGCGATCGTGGGTGGAGACGTTCTCAATGGTGGCGGGCGGGCTGCTCGAGTCGATCTCGCCATCCGGTTGCTCGATGGCGACCCGGCCCTCGCTGACCCGCTCGAAAAACCGGATGGCGTCGCGTTTCGCGCTTTCGCGGTCTTTGCTTACCTCAAGATCCAACCGGGTGAGCATTTCCACGCGAACCAGATGCAGGGCGGAAAGGTGGACGCGCTCAGGCAGCGTGAGACCGGCGGCCAGGCTGTTGGACGGATTGTCCGCGATGTAGCCGCGGCATTGGTTGGTCACCGCGGTGATCGCATCCGTCATCGGGTTCTGGCCACCACCGATCACGGCCGCCTGATAGGCGTTGAACTCAGCGGAGTTGAGCACCCCGAGTACGTCCGCTTCAGTCAGTTCGCGCCACATGATTGGAAAATTCTAAATTCTAAGCACTAAATCCGAAACGGAAGACGCACCGCGCGGTGCTTGCTCCTGGCTTTGTTTCGTGCTTCATGCTTGGTGCTTAGTGCTTTGATTCAGAGCCCCGGTGAGGCGGCGGGTGGGAAGAAAGGCGTAACACCTCACCCGCCGCCCGGACCGGAGTCCTGAATCGGTTAGCTGATGGTTCCCTTGCGCATCCCGATGGTGCTGGTGAGCTTGATCAGCTCATAGTGGCCCACGGCGAGGATGTGGCGCTTTGCGCTCACCTGTTGGGAATAGACCTGGAATTGGCCCCCTCCCTGATTGGCACTGCCCATGGAGACGAAGCGCTTGATGTTGGAGAAATCCTCCGTATCCGCGCCGGAGAGCGCGGAGAACATCAGCACCTGGTTGCCCACCACCTGGGTGCGGGCCGTGCTGCTCGCCGTGTAGCGGGCCTTGGTCACCTGTACTTCATCCACCTGGAGGAACCCGGCGAGATGTTCCGGCGTGAGGCTGGCACTGCCAAAGCCGCCGGCGCTGGCCTGGAAGCGATGGGAGAGCAGCCGCTTGGACCAGCTTGTGTCACCGTAGCCCACCCGGTTCGGGCGGACTCCGGAGGCATCCGAGGCGGTGACCAGGTCAAGCAGGATGTCCTGATCCGGATCCTTGCCGGCCACCGCGCTCCACGTGTAGGCGGTGTTGGTGGCGGTGCCGGAGATCAGGGCCACGGCCCGGCGCAGGCTGTTGCGGCGGATCCGGCGGATCAGCTTCTGGGTGTACATTTCCTCCCAGTTCGGCATGCCGTCCAGTTCGTCCAGATCCAGGCAGATTTGCAGGCCGCGGTTGACGGTCTTGGCTTCCACCTTGCTGGAGACGTATTCCACGCTCTTGAAGTCCGCGCCGATGGGACGCTCGTCATCATCCGAGCTGAGGAATTCCTCGGCATTGTCCCACGCCGAATAGGAGAACCGGCGGGGCGTGGGCACCATGGGCGCGTAGAATTCCAGTTGCTTTTCCACGTCTTCGCTGTCCCGGAATCCCACCGCGTAGTTGGTGAGCGGTTCGTTGAAGAACGCCTGGTCGAGCAGGCTGGCGTTGGCTTCCGTCACCCGCTCATGGACGAAGCCGCCGGAGGCCGGGGCCTCGTAACTGGCGGTCTCGATCTCGCGGATGGTGTTGGCCATGATCTCGCGCGGCGAGTAAGCATTGCACACCACCTCCCGCTGCGGGCGGAAGATGGAAGCGGCGGCGAGCAGTACCATGCTCAGGGAATGTTTCAGTTTCATATATCTGTTGATCTGGTCTTGTGTCGTGCGTCTTGCAGTCTCGGGTCTTGAATTGGTTCAGAGCGTCGCGACTGCGTTGATCATCGGGAAGCAGTGCTGGACCTCGATGGTCTCGCCATCGGCCCCGGCTGCGGTCAGTGCGCGGCCCACCAGGAAGGCGGTTGCGCCGTACGCGTCCGTCACTTTGCCGCCGGCGGCGGTATAGACGGGGGATCCAGCGGTGATGGCCTTGCTGGCGATCATTTTCATGGTGCCAGGCTTGGCCCCGAGCAGTTGGACGGCGGCGGCGTCGCCAACCGCCGGCTCATCCATCACCACGCCAAGCGGCCGGGTGGTGGCCACGTTGACGATGAAATTCACGCCCGGGCTAGCGCCTGGCTGGACCAGGAGATAACGGGTGGTGATGGCGGCTACCGAGCAGAGCAAATTGATCACCCCGTTTTCCGTGGTGCCGACGCTCTGGGCCACATTGCAGACTTCCTCGCGTTTCCGCCCGAGGGCGAACAGCGAGCCGATGGCGAGCAGTACCATGCTCAGGGTATGTTTCATTTTCATGCTTGGAGAGGTGGATTCAGATTGGTTGAACCGCCAAGACGCCAAGGGCGCCAAGGGGGATGGAGGTCAGCCTTTGGTCTTGGGCTTGGCTTTGGCCTGGGCCGCGTCGTGTTCGGCTTGGGCTTGCAGGACCTGGATGGCTTGTTTGCGGGTGATGCCAAGGGCGACCTTGGCCGCGATGTCATCTTCCGTGATGCCCTTGGGGGCTTTGGCAGGGGTGCGCTCGGCGATCTCCGCGGCGACCCATTCTTCGATTGATGGTGGTTTCATAGGGCAAGTTTGCTAGTTTTCAGGTTTCAGGTTTCAGGTTTCAGGCTGGTCGCTGCATGGCCTCGAACACTGGCTTGAGCGCGGGATCCCGTTTGGCGAGGTTCCATGCTTCGTGATAGGTCACGCCTTTCTTGGTCATGATCTCGGAGACCGCGTTGGCAATGGTTTCCCGGCGGGCCTTTTCATCGGTCACCGCGCCGCGGTTGCGGTCGATGTCCAGGGCGGAGGTATTGAGCACCGGCTTGATGGCGGCGAGGTTGTTGGCCTCGGCCTCGCGGTTCTCCCCGGTGAGGCGCGGCAGCCAGGCGGGGCGGTCAGCGGGGGTGATCCGGCCGGCGGCTTGGGCGGCGTCCAGCAGGGCGTTCGCATGGGCCTCGCGGGAGGCTTGCAGGTCGGCGGCCAGCGCGGTGGCGCGGGCGGTTTCCGCGGCCAGCGAGCAGGCGAGGTTCTCTTTCTCCGCTTTCTCGGCGGTGGCCTCGTTGACGGCGGCTTGGGTGGCGGCTTCCGCCGTTTCCATTTGCGCGGTGAGGCTGTCGAGCTTGGCGAGGATTTCCTCATCCGTGGCGGTCACGGGGAGGCCCAGTTTTTCAGTGATGACTTTGCGGTCCATATCGGTGGTGGTGGTTTGGTCTTGGTCTTCGTTTGGTGCTTGGTGCTTCGTGCTTGGAGCTTCCTCGGAGTTCGTGACTGGCTCGCTGGTCGGAATCCGGGGCGTGTTCGTCAAGCCGATTGACAACAGCCGGTCCGGCCGGAACTCCGCACGCCCGGCGGGGGCGTCCCAGCGGGGGGATGGATAGACCCAGTAGCCCTCCTGGAGATTCTCGCGGCCCAGCGCGTTCCACTCCACTTCCGCCCACAGGCCATCTGCGCGGGTTTGCAGGGTGATGATTTTGCCCAGCCGGCGGTGATCGGTGTAAAGGTCCGGGTTCTGGTCCGGGTGGCCGATGAACACCGGCGCGCCGCGGAACAGCCGGCCCAACCGGCCGCGCAGCGAATTGAACTCCGCCACAATGGCGTTGGACTCCGCCTCCGTGAAAATCTGCGGGCGGCTGGGTTTGCTGCCAGGGAAGGTGCCGAATGGGCTGACCTTGAGCCAGCCGGTATCCTCGCCGTCGATGGGCGCGTCCGCGGCGTTGGCCTCCGCGGCTTCGCGGGCGGGGGCGTCGTTGGCGTGGGTTTCGCGGTCGCGGGCTTTTATCTTGGCCGCGGTCGAATTGAGTTCGGCAAAGCTGCCGTATTGGAGGGTGGTCATGGGGTCGTCGTTGGTCACCACTTCCCGCTTGCCGGAGGTTCCCCGGCGGTATCCAATCGGCAGGGTCACCAGACCCAACCGGATGGCAAGCCAGAGCGACGCGCCGGCGATGCCAATCATTCCAGAGCCCAAACCCCAAACCAGCAACTGGATGCATCCACGCAAGCACTCGTCATTGCCGCCAGCGAGGACTTCTCCAAGGCAATTGCCGCTGCTGCCAAGCAGCATGAGGCAACACAGGGCGATGGCGATGAGGATCGGTTGTAAAATGCGTTTCATTTTGGAGTTGAAATGGGTGAGGAGCGTGGTATGGTGTGGGTCCTGACAGCACCCGCCCGGACGAAACCAATACATCCGTGGTGCGTAGATGGCGGCAGTGGCCGTGTTCATCTGTCTTGAGCCCGGCATCCTGTGCCGGGCATTTTTATTGGCCCGTTCAGTCATCTTCGTAGTGGGTGAGAATCCATGAGTTTTTCTCGTCTTCGCGCTTCACGAGAATGGCTAGGAACCTGCTTCCGCCGCGAGCATGGCTGAGAGTGCGCTTGGATTTGTCGATCGATCCGTCCGCACGGTAAGTCAGGGTGATCTTTCCCATGGCAAGTGTCTCAGCCATCCTGAAAACGTCGGCCTCATGTTTGGCAGCGATGTGCTGAATCCCTTCGCCGCGCTTCCAATCAGCGCGCTTCACGCCTGGGCGGCCCGATGGAAGATCCACCTTTCCAAGGCCCTTTCTCCAGACTACGCCACGCACAGGAGATCCGCTTCTAAAGGCCCACGCCACGGCCTTCTTAGCCCTCTCCATGTTATCGCGAGGGGACAGGTACTCGTCGTCGTTACCGGGGATCCTGCCGAACACGTCGGTTTTGAATCCGGCGCTCTCGCCCTCCCGGCCGCGACCGTACTTGTATTGGTTCCCTCGGAATGGGTGCCCCTGAAAATCACCATTCGCCACCTCTTCATCCTCTCCCGCCAGGGCGGCGATGAACTGATCTTCCAGATAGGCTTCAAACCCGGCGGTTTCCATTAAGTCCGGCATGCGGGCGGAGATCTTCTTGAGCGCGGCCCGCATCGCGGCGTCATCGCCGGCGGCCATCGCGCTTTCCAGCGCCTGGCCCAGCGGCTTCATATCGCCTGAAAAGGCGGCGAGCCAGGCCGGCGGGTCATCAGTGGCGGAGTCGCCGTCCGCGTTGTCACCAACGCGCCCACGGGCAGGCCGGGCCGCTTTCATGAAATCCGCAAAACTCTTATAGTCGGCATTGGCAACCGTTTCCCCCTTGGCGCTCTTGGCGTCTTGGCGGTTCAGATTACCACCGAGCCTATCAGATGCTTCTTTCGCCGCCGGAATCCCGGCCCGGTCCATCAGCGCGCTCATGCTAACCGATGCTCCCGCGCCGGCGAGGGCCAGCCCGGAGCGGATGACTTTTTCGGAATCCTCTTGGACCGGCACCACCAGTTCCACGCGGGCGAGCGGCTCGGTGCCGTGGCCGTAGTGCCATTCGATCACCATCCGGGACACGTCCGCCAGCGTTTCGGAGATCATCTCCGCGTCATCGCGGCGGAGGATGTCGGTTTCCTTTTCCTGGAGGCTGGCCCCGGTGCCCTCGCCGCTGCCGCTGCTCATGCTGGACAGATCCGCGCCGCGATAGAGGGCGGCGAACTTGCGGTCCACCCGCTCGATCACGGCGGGCATGGGCATTGCCGACGGGTTGCCCTGGGCCTGGACCAGCTTGATTGGCTCCGCGTGCGTGCCGTCGTCGCCATAGACCACCGCCACCCAGTCGTGGCCGAAGCTTTCCACGGCGGCGCGCATGGCCTCCGCCTCCGGGCTGCCCTTCTTGCCGGTGGTGCGGCCGAGCACGCCAGGGACCGAGAATTTCTCGGAAAAGATCAGCCAGTCATTGAACGCGCTGCGTTTGGCCAGGTAGCCGATGCAGCAGGAAATCATCAGGCCATCCCCGGTGGTGACCATCCACTCGCCATCCGTTAGCAATTCGCCGCTTTGGGCGGATGGGCTTTTCAGATAGCGCAGGCTGCCGGTCCGGTTTTCGAACATCCACAGCGGGACGTACTCGAACGTGGCCCGCAGCGTGCCATCCGGCCGCGGCTCCCAGATGATATGATGGGCGGCGTAGCGGTAACTCACGGCCGTCATCATCTGCTTGACCAGCCGGCGGAATCCGCCGCGCTCGTTGCGGTCATAGCTATTGATGCAGCGGACGTTGCGCCAGAACTCTTCGAGCGTTTCCTTGTGCGCCGCGGCGGCCGGGTCGGTGGGATCGGCTACCACCACCTGCATGTCGAGCTGCGAGACGTCCTTTTCCCGCTTGGGTTTGACCGAGGCGATCACATCATCCCGCTCCGCGATTTTCTCCCACAACAGGACCGCCTCGACCAGGTAGCCATGGTCGAATGCTTCCAGCACGCGCGAGAGCATGTCCGGGGTGAGCTGGCGCAGCGGGTTCCATTTGTTCTGCCGCACGGTCCGCAACGCCTCCGCGCTGGTCACCAGCGGACTGGTGCCAGCCGCCGGGGGGGCGGTGTTGTGCTTGGATCGTCTGCGGGCTGCCATGTGGGTGGATGTTGGGGTGGTTTCCGGACCGGCGCTCACCGTTCCGTCATGTTCGTTCTCAGCGGGGCGTTTGCGGGGCGGATTGCCCGGCCCGAGGCAGCGGCCTGGAAACGCCGGTCCGCTCGATCACGGAAAGGGGTTGTGCCGCCCGTGCCATGCCCCGTGCCGCCCGCGCAGGCGATTCCGGCTGCCAATGGGCGCAAACGGGCCACCCCCGCCAAATTCGGCGTTTTACGCGATCGGTCTTTGGGTGGCGTGCTCATGTCCGTTTCAGCCCGCGTATCTCCGCGCCCGCGGGATCGAAAATGTCTCAGGTTCCACCGGAGCCGCGGCCACCGCGTGCCCGCCCACCATTTCAGCCAGGGCGGAGTAGGCGTCGGCCAACAGGAGGTGGTTTTCGCAACCGTCCACGAAATCGAGCGCCTCGCCGCCATCCTTGGATGCTCGCTTCGAGCCGGTGATCAGATGGCTGTCCAGCGTCTCCACGATGGGCGGGCTGCCGGCCTCGCGCCGCGGCAGCCGCATCACCGGCTCTTCCAACAGCGTGCCGGCCACCACCCGGATCACGTTTTCAGCGGGCGTGAGGAACTCATTGACCGCCCGCAGAATGCTCTCGAACCGGTTGCACTGGATGACCGGATAGAACCGGTTGTAGCCGCCCTGGGGATCGATCCCCAGCTTGTGGACCATGCCCGCGCCCTGTTTGAGGGCGAACTCCACCACAAAGCACCGCAGGCCGGTCCACCGTTTGTTGGCACCGTCCCAAGTAAGTCCGCCCGGGAATTGCAGCCGCGCCTCGGCCGGTCGGCCATTGAACGCGGCCCAGTCGATGCCATCCAGTCCGTTCAGCCGGTAGCACAGCGCGCGCGCCTCATCCACCGCCGGGTTGGCGTCGATGGCCAGGCATGAGAGGCCAAGCTTGTGAAACAGCGCCTCCGCCCGCGCGACCATTTGGGAAAGCGGGATTTGTTCGGCCCAATTGACGTGTTTGCGATCCTCTCCGAACACGTCGCGGGACACGAACCAGCAGCGGTTGCCGGTGTCCAGTCCGCCGAAGCGGGGCACGGCGACCGGGGCCATGGATAGATCAAACGGGGTTTCGGTGGACCGTGCGCGCAGGATCACTTCCGGGTTGATCGCCTGCTCGGTGTTGCTCGGCAGCGCCATCACATCACACCTGAAAACAGTCATCATCTCCGGATCCTTGATCGCGTCCTGCCAGCGGGAGACAAACTGCTGCACCGGCATCGCCGCGATGCAAAACTGAGAGATCCGGAAACTCCACCGCCGCAGCTTGATCCGCTCAGGCTTCAGATGGACCAGGAGCGGCTTGGTCCTGTCGATCACCGCGCCCGTCTCCGGGTCCGCGAAGTAATAGACTGCTCCCGGCTCATAGGCCCACGCCCGGCCCGCGTCATCGCGGAACTCCCCGGCCGTGGTCAGCTTGGGGTCGCCCGGCCGCGGCTCGCCGTCCACCGCCAACCGGCACACTTGCGGCCAGTTCTCTTCCAGGTTGAGCGGCTTCGCGCCGCCGGTCTCGAACACGAAGATTCCCTGGCTGCCATCCTCCCAACATTTCTGTTGGCCGGCGGCGTGCGTCCGCTGCGTGCCGATGGATGACCGCAGCCGCAGGTCGGAGGCCGTCATGCGGCCCGTGAGATATTTCGAGCGCTTGGCCGGGATGTCATCCTTTTCGTCCTCCATCGCCACATCCATGGAAAACGAGGTGGGGATCTTGCCCATGCCGCGGATCATGCCCTGCGCCTTGCGCCGGCCATCGCTCACCTGGAACGCGCCCTTGCGATTGACGCTCCGGCCGCGTTTGTCATCCATCTTGCCCACCTGCATCAACGGCCCCAGCCAATCGATCTGCTCGATCACATCGGGACGCAGCTTGGTATCGACGATGCCCTCGACCAGGTCATCGTCCGGCAGATAGTAGCCCCAGTTGCGGAACAGGCAGCCCGTGACATAGACGCCGAAATTGAGCGCAAGGATCGTCTTGCCAAACTGCGCGCCGCCGCAAATGTCAATGGTGGCGTCCGGCAGCGGCTGGCCGGTGTGGCTCCCCAGCACCAGGTCGAACACCTCCACGATCGGAATCAGCGCCTCGCGGCCGGCGAGGGAATAATGGACATACGACCCGCCCGGGGTCTTAACCATGGCGTACTTTTCCAGGAACTCGCGAAAGCTCGCCACGCTCGGCACGTGGCCGTGGTCCGGCTCCGCCAGCATCCCCGCGATTCTATCAAGCGCGCCCTTCATGCCTTTCTGACGATCTCCTTGATTTGTTGGAACAGCTCCACCGCTTTGGGATTGCCCTTGATCTCGTCATAGAGCGCGTCCAGGCCGGCATCGATCTTGCTGCGGGTCGCCGCGTTGAGCCGCTCCCGTGCGATCGCGTTGGCCTCCTTGCGCAACTCGATCTCCCTGTCTTTCTGGGCCGCGCGGTAATCCTCCCCCTCCAGGGAGGCGGCGGTCGCGAACTTGGCCACGTCCCGCTCAAGGATCCCGTCCGCCATGAACAGTCGCTGCCCGGCCTTGCGCACCTGCTCGGCACTGAGGCTGGCATCCCGCGCGATGATCTCCTTGACCTGGTCGATCAATTGTTCCCGCGCCCACATGCGCCGTTGGACTTCCAGCCACACGTAAAACTCCGCCAGCGCGCTCTTGCCGATGGTGATGCCGTATTGATCCGGCAGCAGCGCCGCGATCTCCACCAGGCCGAGCGCCTTCTGCGCCGGATCGGAGGGATACTTCAGCTCCCACAGCTCGTCGAGCGTTTCGCGCGGGAGGTTCTTGAGTTTCGCGTCTGACCTGGCCATTGCGGTTAGAGCGTGTTGAGTTTGGCGGCACCCCGCGGCGTGAGGTACCAGAGCACCTCGCCGTCCTCTTCGGCGGAGCGGATCAGCCGGTCAGCCAGGGCGGCCTCCATCACATCCCGCAGCTCCTGCAAGCCGGGAGTCTCGCGACAGAGGTCGCCCACCAGCTCGCGGATCATGGCTTCGTGCTTGCCGTAGCCCTCCGACATGCGCAGCGCCTCCAGCAGTTTTTTTCGCAAAATTTTCGTCGGGATCATCTCAGGGAGTGGTTTGGTTGTGCATGCAGGGCCGCCCCATGATCGCCTTGCCCAAGGAGCCCAGGCCCTTGCTGATGTCCGCCTTGGTTTCGATCGCCGCGAGCCGCTGCCCCTGGGCATTGACAGTCTCGTGGATCCGCCGCCGCGCCTCGTAGGCACCGCTTGCCACCGCCTCGATCTTCAAGCTGAGGGCTTCGGCGGTTTCCTTCACCGTCCGGCGCATCGTTTCGTCGCGAACCAGGATCACCTCGCTCATGCGGTCCACGCTGTTGCGGATGTCCTTGACGTCGCTCTTGATCTCCGCCTTGAACTCGATGAATTCGGTGCGGGTCACGTAGGCATCGTGGAGCCGCACGCCCACCGGCTGCCCGGCCACGGTCACCTCGCGTTCCACCTTGCCTTTCGCCACCCCGCGGCGGTAAGCGTTGAGCACCAGCGCCCAGGCCGCCCCCACCGCGCCGATGGCTCCGGTCCCGATGGTCAACACGTTCGTTCCGTCTATCTCAGCCAGCATTTGTCCGATCATGGCATTGTTGTTTGAAAAACCGCTTCGCGCCCTCCAGCACGCATACCCACTTGAGCACCCCCGGAATCCCGCCCTTGGTGTCGTTTCCCCGCATGATCCCCTCCGCGTAGGAGAGCAGTGCCGCCAGCTCCGCATCTGTCAACCTGGCCGCGTATGCCGCCGGGTTGGCCGCGCGGCACGCCTGGTCATAATCATACTCGCCGCCGGTCATGATCTGCCTCCGTTCCATGCGGCGATGCCATCGGCGATCACCTGTGCCAACTTGTGCTGGTGGGTTTTCACCCACGCCCATTCGCGCGGGTTGGAGCCGAAGTAGGGCTCGCAAATCACCGCCGGGCATGGGGTGGCCCGCAGGAACTCGGCTCCGCGACCTTTGGCCGTCACTGCCACGAGGCCACGGGCTTTGTGATCGGGGCATGCCGCGATCATGCTCTTGTTGAGCGCCTGCGCCAGATACCGGCCGCCCACGCTGTCATGCCAATGCAGCCACTCGTGGCCGTGCGCTTCCGGCACGCCCCAATTGAAATGCAGCTCCACCGCCGCCATGGCCCGCAGGGTGGTGAGCTTGCGCCCCAGCCAGCGCATGGCCGCGCCGTAGTTGCCGCCCTGGTAGGAGGCGATCACCTCGCACGCGATGCCATGATCTTCCAGTCTGGCCCGGATCTGTTTGGCCAACAGACCGTTGGCGAACCGTTCGGACACTCCGCCCACTGATACCGCGCCCGAGTCTCCCGGGCGGCTGTGGCCCACGCAAACCGCGATCATTTGCCCTCCCTCCATTTCCGGATGAGCGCGATCGCCTCTTCATCGGCATTGCGACGGCGGCGGAGCGCCTGCAGCAGCGCGGCGGTAATGGCGATGGCGAATAGGGTCGCGGTCATGGTCTATGCGAGTGTGGTGTTAGGTTCCCGCTCACTTGCCGCCGCGCCGGTCCACCGTGGCCGTCAATCCCTCCGCGGTGGAGTAGCACACCTGATTGCCACTGCGGTCGATGTAACACGCCTTGACCGGCATGTTTTGCGCCGCGGCGGGCGTGAAGGGGATGCAGCCTGGCAGGGGAAAACCCATAACCCCTGCCAGGCCGGCCGGCAGCAACCATGCGGGAATCCGCCGGCCTTGGTTCTCCCCGGTGGCGTCCTGTCCGGCAGCCTCGGGAGTCACCTCATTTGTCCCATTGGGAAAAAGGCTCACCGCATCACTGGTGATCCAGCGCACCAGGATGTTCAGCGCGCCCAGCGCCGCCAGTGGCTCCATCGGATTGGCCGCCATCCAGGACCGCGCCGCCGGCCACAGCAGCAGCAGCAGCGCGATGAGGTTCAGCCAGACGGTTTTGGATTGCAGCAGGTGTTTCGTGTTCATGGCAGCAGGGGCCTCGCGGCGAGGCCCCACCACTAGCCGCCGGCCGGTCCAGGCTGCCGCATTCCCCCCACTTTCCGCCGCGACAGAGCCGATTTTTTCCGCCTGCTGAAAATCCTGCTACACTGGCTCCGCCATGCCCGCCGCCCGCAAAATCCACCTGCTCCCTGATCACCCGGATCTCTTCGAACTCCCGGTATCCATCGCCACCCTCGCCCTGCCCACCGTCCAGGAGGCTTTCACCGCACCCATCCGGTGGGATGAGGATACCGAGGTCAAGACCTCGAAAGGCACCCGCAAACGCCGGTTCGGCAGCTTCTCCGCCGCCCGCCGGATGCTGGATTGCGAGCCCGAGAAACTCCGCGCCATCCTGCGGACCGGCCTCATTTACGCCTACAAAGGCACGGATGCCGCAAAAAGCTGGTGGGTGATCGACTTGGCCGGAATCTACCTCTACCGAGAAAACCAGCGCCGCCGCGCCATCGGCCTCCAACCCGCCGCGGATTGGGCCGCCTATTCCGCCCACATGGCCGCCCTCAACGCCAAAGACGCCGCCACCACCACCGGCCCGCCACCCGTCGGCAAAACCACGGCGGACGGGATGTGAGGGGGACGGCGAATGGAACACATGTGTGCCATTTGGAATTCACCGCCAGCGAAACGAAAAAGCCCCGGACCTGAGACAGGCCGGGGCTTACACGTTCGATTCAATGCGTCACTTCTCAGTGATCTGCACCTCTCCGGTTCTTACGACTCTATCATCGCTGTCTCCGACGTAAATCGAGACATCGAAATCGACGCTGGCACCAGGTGGCAAATAGTTGATGACAGCGGACTTGCTGCCGAGATCGATTGCCTTGTCCACCGCTGTGGAAATATCTGTCGCCTGAAATTGGATGGTGATCTTCACTTCCTCAGCCGGGGATGTCCTTGGATTGTGAATGATTCCTCTTACTTCATACACATCTCCCTTTCTCCAAAGGGCCTTTTTCACGATCCGGAGATCCTCCTTGGATTTCGATTGACCGGCTTCCCGGCACGCACCCACCAGTATCAGTGCCAAGGCCAGTAGCGCTACGTTCGTTGGATATTTCATGATTGGATAGAGCTGGAAACCACTCAAAGGATATACCCAAGAAGCCACTTCACTATTACAATCGCCAGCAAAATTACCACGCCCACCGCGGCCTGGCTCAGGATTGGCGGGACTCCGCTCCCCCGGTCACCCATCGGTCTCCGATTCCGCATCTTCCTCTTCGATGATCTCGAACCCTTCATATTCGCGCTGTTTGCTGCCTGCCCAGGGGCCGACGATGATCGATCCTATCCGGCCGCCTTCTTTCCCACATCAGGCGTCACTGCCGGTTTGCGTGGCCGGCCGCCCTTGGCTGCCCCAACGCGGTCTTGGGGGTAAGCAAGATCCTGATCGACCATGTCGGATACCGCCTCGAATATCGCGTTGCGGACAAATTGGCTGCGGGTCATCCGCATTTTTGCACGCTTGGCATCCAGCGCCGCAAGCAATTGCGGGTCTAATCGGATGCCAATGAACGTCTGATTCTCGCGTTGCATGAAGCCGTTTTACCAACCCCAAAAAATAATTCAAAATTTTTCTTGCTAAACCGTGTTAAACGTCGTTTAATTCTCCCGCCGCCATGAGTGACCCTAAAATGAAACGCAAGACCAAGCGCACAAACAAGACCGCGACAATGATCGGCGTGTGGGTGCCAACCGACCTGTTGGCCCGTCTCGATCAAGCGGCAGAACAGCAGGATCTTGACCGCTCCAAACTGATCCGCCGCGTGCTGCGGGAGAAACTCTCCGCCTAACCCCCAACCCAACCCCAACCCCGATGACATTCGCCCAATACTGGCAGGAGACCGTGTCCCGCGGTCAGCAAGACAGCGCCGCCGCCCGCGTGCTGGCGGAGGAAGCCTGGGATGCCGCCCTCTGCGCGGTCCAGGCGCAAATCACCCGCCCGGCTGGCAAGCTGGCCGATGCCTTGGAAACCGCCGCCGCGGTCTCCGCCCTCCACACCTGGAACGCTCCCAAACCATCAAATTCGCCCAAAACCGCCTGAGCCATGCAAAACACCATCACCTTGAGCCCGTTGGGCTTATTCTTTTTCGGGTTTTTCAGCACCGTCGGTGCCGGACTGTGCTACGGCCTCTTGTGCTACCTCCACCATTGCCTCCGCGATGCCAGAAAGCTTCATTCCTTGAAGATAGACGAATACGGCGATCGCCTGGCGGAGTCCATCCGTCATATCACAGAGACGCCTGAGCTGCCAGCATGTCAGTCAGCATCCGTAAATACCATGCCTTCCTCCCATGGTTCTCCCACAGATGAACCAGAGCCCATTGTCGAGTTCTGTGATGCCAATGATCATCAGAAATTGACGGAGTTGGAAAAAGCGGGTCGGTATATCCTCCCGGATACGAATGATCTGACAGGGGTGTCACAATGGCTTGCGCGTAAGATAGGCGTTGCCGCAGCAAATAAGCTCCTTTCGGGTCCCATGTTTCAGGGAACTCCAGTGAGCCAGATACCCATTGGTTCACTATCCCCTGAGCCCATTCATCCCCTGCTCCAAGAAACGTCACCGTGTCCTGATACCACTGAAACCACTCCTTTGGGTCACGCGGAATCAGCCGCAGCGTCGGGACCGGCTGCGCAGGCAAACCTTTCTGGAGAAATTCCAGCCATCTCAGCACCTCTTGCCAGCGGTTATGAAAACAGAAGTACATGCCCCCTTTGTGGCATCCACCACCCCACCCGGCAACCCTGAAATCCCCAACCCCAAACCAGAACCAACCATGCCAACCGCACCCTATGCCACCCGCAAAACCCTGGAAGCAGACATGAACGAAGCCAAAGAGAATCATCAATACTGGCGACGCCAGGCGGCGATCCGGACGGATCCCGCCGGCATCCGGGAAGCCCGAGTCCGCCAAGCCGCGTGGAAAACCACCCTCGACGCCCGCGTGGAGGCCCTCGCCAAAGCCAACCAACCCTAACCCATGCGGCCCCTCTTCCGCCTGCTGACCGCTGACCAATGACTACCATGCAACCGATCCTCGACACGTTTCTAACCGCCGGCCTGGCCGCCTTCCTGCTCGCGGCAGGGGCCGCGATCGGCTGGCTGGCCTGCTCCATCGTGTGGGCGGCCAAATACCGCCGGTGCCGGAATGATACCTGGCGGGAAGCCAGCCGCCACTACGCCAGGCACTTCCACCAGCTCATCTCCAAACTCTGACCCACCATGGCACTCCCAACCCTTATCGATCCCACCACCAGCGCCGCGCTGGCGTACAACGAAGAGCGCCTCTGCGACATCGCCGGCAGCCTCATTGATCAAGCCGGCACGACGGAAGATCACCTCGCCGCCCTCGCTGATCACCTCGCCGCCGTCCAGCTCGCCAACGAATTGGCCTGGGCGCATCAGTCAGACCATCCGGCCGACCGCGACCTCTACCGCGCCGCCGTCCAGCTCAAACACTGGCACCTCTGCCAACTCGACAACCTCACCACCGTCCAATGAAACGCGATCGCAGAGCCGAGCACGTCCGCAACGCCGCCAAGCAGCGGCGGATCGACCTGGGGCTGGCAGTCTCCGCGCTCAGCATCCGCCCCGGCGAGTGCCGCGGCGTGAAAACGCTGGCCAAGTACTGCGACTGCTCACCCCAGGCGATCTCCCTGATCTCCGCCGCGGCCATCGCCAAAATCCGCCGCGCCCTGCGCCAGCGCTACGGCATCAGCTCCACCAACCCCAGATAGCACCCCCATGAACCAGCAAGCCGCAAAACTCCGTGCCGATAATAACCTCGCCGCCCTCCCGGAAAAAGACCGACGCGTCGTCGGCATGATCATCAACACCTCCGTGGCGGACGCCCGCAATACGATCCAGCTCATGCGGGAGCCGGATGCCGCCAACCAGCGGATTCTGGAAACCGCCTTGGATTTGGAGAAGGCCAGCCCGGTCCCGCGGGTCTCCATTCTCGATCTGATCCGGGCCGGCCTGCGGCGGGTCACCGTCCGGGAGGCCCCCGTCGAGGTGCTCGCCCCGGAGACCCCGGCCTTGCCCGCCGCCGCCTCCATCATCCCGCTCATCAACGCCAACCATGCCCGCGCCCAACAGGACGCCGCCCAGGCCCGCGCGCTCGGCGAATCCGCCGTCCGGCACGCGATTCTCGCCGGCCTGCAACTGGTCCAGCTCAAGGACGCCACCCCCCACGGGCAGTGGGAGGCGCTCTTCGCCAGCGGCCAGAAACGGCTCAAGAATTCAAATGTTGCACATGTGCAACATTTGAAAATGGACCACAGTACGGCCCGCCGGTACATCGCTGTTGCCACCCAGCTTGTGTCGCGGAAACTCCAACCGGAGCAGTCAGCCGCCCTCATGGCGTTGGCCGCCGGCGCCCCGGCGGACGATTCCGCCGCCGCCCTGCTCGACGAGATCACGCCGCCCAAATCGCTGCGGCAAACCTATCTTGAGCTGGGGATCGTCAAGCCAACCCCCAAGGAGGCCGCCTGGCTGTCCGCGGAACCCGCGTCCAATCCGGCCGACCCGGCCGCCCCGCAACCCACCCCAGCCGCCCGGCTCCGGTCCCTGAGCGAATCCGCGCGCCGCGACTGGTTCGGCGATGCCGAGCCAGGCTGTTGCGCTCCGGGCTCCCCGGTAGCCCTGATGGAAACCGAGCTGAACCACCCCGCCCGCGGCACCCTGCGCCTGCTCTCCAAAGAGGATCTGGAGGCCATTGCCGATTTGTTCCGCCGTTGCGGCCGCGCCGCCGCCGATCACGCCAAGGACAAATGACATGAACACCGACCATCCATCCCCGGCCGCCGGCGTCTCCCAGTGCGAGGCCATCCTGCGAGTCCTCACCGACCGGGCCGGCCAGTGGGTCCCCATGCCCCTGCTCGCCAGCCGCTCCGGCGGCTACGCCGTCCACAGCCGCATCGCGGACCTGCGCCGCCGCGGCCACCGCGTGGACCACCGCAACCTGAGGATCGGCCGCCGCATCCACTCCGAGTACCGCCTTTCCGACTGACCTCCCCCAAGCCCCGCACCTGCTCCCACCATGCTCTCCGATCTTAGCGACGAGGAATTCCGCGCCCTGGCCACCGCCCTGGAGTACGCCCAGCGCCTCGGTGTGGCACCTCCGCCCGGAGAGATCTCCACCCGCGAACTGGCGGAATGGTTCGCCACCACGCCCCAGGACATGCGGACCTGGGAAGCCGCCATCCTGGAGAAGCTCCGCCACCACCCCGTCTTCACCGATCACGTCTCCAACTCCTGACCGCCATGCCGTTCCCCGCCCTCTATCCGCCAGCGGATGCCCATGAATTCGCCTCGCTCAAACCCAAGGTCCGCGAACGCGCGTGGGCGCTCTATCATGCCGCCCAGGAAATCCACGCCGCGGGCAGCGGGAAGCGGGTGGAAACCTGCAAGCGGATTGCCGCCGCGATGGGCAAGAAATCCTGGAAGTCAATCTATCATCCGGTGAGCGACTACCTCCAATCCTACGACTGGCGGGTGCTCATCGACCGCCGCCATCACTCCGACCTCTGGGTCTCAAAATCCACCGCGCCCTCGTTTCATCCGGCCGAGTTCCTCGCCGATTGGCACGACCGGGCGCTGTCCCAACACCGCTGCGCCAAGACCGCATACCGCCTGCTCATGCTCGACCTCGCCGCGTGGCGGCGTGGCGACTCTTCGAAACGCATCGCCGGCTACACCACCCCGCCGCCCAACGCCCCCGGCTGCCGCCACCCCCGGAAATGGTCCTATCGCGACCTCTGCCGCGCCCTCCCTTCCAAGATCTCCGTGGCGGCAATCCGCCACGGCCGGGATGCCGCCATGCAGATGCTGCCGGCCATCCGCACCACCCGCAAGGGCGGCTATCCCGGCATGGAGTTCCAGTTCGATGACCGCTGGATCGACGTCAACGCGGTCTATGGTACCTCCCACATCAGCCGCATCCTGGAATTCGCCTGCATCGAGTACTACTCCGGCTATCACTTCTCCCCCTGGCTCCGCCCCCGCCTCAATCTGGACGGAGTGAACAAATCCCTATCCGAACGGGATTTCCGCCTCTTCTCCGTCGCCTTCGCCGCCACGGTCGGCTGGTCTCCGCGCGGCAGCGTTTACCGCGGTGAGCGCGGACTCTGCGCGTTCCGAGCCGGCCTGGATGAGAAGTTCCGCCGCCACTCGCGCGATCTGATCAAGATCGTGGATCCAGGCATGTCCGGCCAGGCCGCCTACGTGGGAGGTTTCGCCGAACTCGCCAAAGGCAATCCCAACGCCAAGGCCCTGAAGGAAGGCATGGGCGGCTTTCTCCACAATCTGCTCGGTGGACTCGCCGGCCAATCCGGATCATCCCCGGCGGACGAGCCGGCCAGCCATGTGGGCCGCGAGGCGGAGACCCGCGCCCTGCTCGCGCTCCAGGGCGTGATCGGCAGGCCGCTCACCCTCGCCCATCACACCTTCGATCAAGTTTGCGCCGCGATCTTCAAAGCCTATGAAATCGCCAACACCCGCATTGACCATCAATGCGAGGGCTGGCTTGAGGAGAATCTCGTCACCGATGAATTCTGCGTTGATCCGGCGGCCGACCTCTGGCTGCCGGTCTCCAAACTCGATCCACAGCGCCGTGCCGCTCTCGCCATCCTTGGCGATTCCCTGGGCAACCTGATCCGCCCCAGGCTGATGTCCGCTGCGGAAGTGATGGATCCGGCCCTCAAAGGCTTCCTCCGCCTTTCCCACGAAGCAATCGCCGACTGCATCTATGAGGATGTCCGCCGCAAGGTCACCATCACGGAACGCGAGGCATCTTTCCGGGACCTCGCCAACTACGGTCCAGGCACCTACCGGTATCCCGCATCCTTCCAGCGGCCGGACGGCTTTCCGCGCACCCTCCCGGACGGCGAGCAGCTCTGGCTGGTGGTCCACCCGGCCATGCCGGATACCGGCTACTACTACGATTTCGAGGGCTGCTACCTCGGCCGGGTCGCCCGCAAGCATGACATCTCCCGCCACGATGCCGACCGCATCAAACGCGAGATCGGCAAGAAAGTGGCGCTCTACAACGATGCCACCCTCGCCGCCCAGGTCCGCGCCGGCCTCAAGCGCGCCTCCGCGCTGACCGACAACGCCGCCGCCCTCATGGACGCCCTGCGCGACGATGTCCGCCGCGAAATGGGCGTACTGCCGCGGCAAGGAACCCGCGGAGACTCCACCAGGGTTCCCCTGTCAGAGCTGTTCGACCCCACCGGCGATCCGCCGGAAACACCGGAACCAGCGGCCGTAGCCGGCGGCCGTGATCCTCTATCCATCCTCCTCGGCACCCACTAACCACAACCCCATGACCTAACCATGCATCCCTGGAACATCGACGAAAGAACCCTCCAAGACAACACCCCGCAACTCAACCCGACCGAACGCCGGGAACTCCTGTGGGCATATAACTATTCGCAGGCGAAAGGACTGTCCTACCCCGAGTTCGGCGCGGCCGCCGGCATCTCCGGAGACACCCTCCGCAAGCTCGCCAACGGCACCTATGTCGATCCGCGGGACGCCAACCGCCGACTCGGCATGCCAGACTCCATGCCGGGGACGATCGCCGCCTTGCGCGAATCCATCGCCCGCCTCGCGCCGGCCGGCGTCCAATATGTCTTCACCGAAACCTCCCGCCGCACCGCCGACAACTGCAATCTGGCCCGCGAGTCCGGCAGCCCCGTATTCCTCCAAGGGGCCAGCCACATCGGCAAGACGACCGCCCTGTCCAAATACCGGGACACCCGCCCTCACGACACGTGGCTGGTCACTGTCACCTCGGGCATGGGGGCGAAGGGGCTCGCCGTCGCCATCTGCGAGGAACTCGGCATCTCCGCTTCCGGCAGCCTGGCCACGCTCACCCGCCGCATCGGCCGGGCGATCCCCAAGGACGGCCTGCTGATCGTGGACGATTTCCACGTCCTGACCTTGTCGAGCACTCCGCGAACCTTTCTGGCCGCCATGGAATTTCTGCGCGCGGTTTATGATGTGAACAACTGCGGCATGCTCTTCTCCACCACGGACCTGGACTATACCAAGATCCAGAAGGACTTCCGCAACGCGCTCCACCAGCTCATGCGCCGCGGCGTCCACAAGCCCCACCTTGGCAGCCAGCCCCAACAGAAGGATGTCCGGGCGATCATCGAAGCCCACGGCCTCAAATGGCCCGCACGCTCCCTGGCGATCTCCAACGTCCGCCCGTGGCAGATCCTCGCCAACCTCGCCGCCGAGTCCGGCCTCAAAGTGATCACCGAACGCCTGCGCTACGCCTTGCGAATCTCCGCCCGCCAATGCGTCCCCGTCACCTGGGATCACTTCATCCTCGCCGATACCGCCATCATCCAGAACTCCGAACCTCCGCCCAACGACTGGGCCGCCTGACACCCACCCCAAACCAACAACACACCATGCCAGCAAGACTGAAAGCCACCGCCACCATCGACACCCGCGCCCAATTCGACGCCTGTGTTGATGATATATGCCGCCTCCAATTGGACCGCGAAGCCATCGTCACCCAGCGTGACAAGGAACTCGCCCGCATCCTGGAGCACCACAATCCAACCATTGAGCGCATCAGCGAAGATATCTCCGCCAAGCTGCTGCTCTGCGAGAAATATGCCACCTCCCACCGTGACACCCTCTTTGGCAAACTCAAATCCGCCGCCTCAGCGCTTGCCATTTTCGGCTTCCGGACAGGCAACCCAACCCTCAAACTCCTCAATCGGAAATGGAAATGGAATGACGTCGTCGCCGCTCTGAAATCCACCGGCCGCTATGAGTTCGTCCGCACCAAGGAGGAACCGGACAAGGACGGGCTGAAGAAACTACCCGAATCCGATCTCGCATCCGTCGGTCTCCGCATCGATCAGGAAGAGACCTTCTACATCGAGCCCAAACGCGAAGACCCGGACCGCATCACCGCCTGATCTCGGCCCGAGGGGCCGGCGCGGCCAGCCACCGCACGTCTTCATCGCCGGCCCCCAACCTCCCAACCCACCAACCATGCAAAAATCCCGAGAGACCCCGTACACCATCGCGATCAGCAAGAATGAAATGATCGCGTTGATCAAATGGCACACGGCACAGGTCAAGGCCCTCCCCAAGAAGGTCGGAGCCATATCCATGAAGATGGCTGCCGAAAGCGCGTTCCCAAGGACACGCGATTTGAAAGCGCTCCACGACGAAGCCAAGGACGTCATGACCTACCACACCAGCCGAGCCAAGGGCCTGCTGAGCATCATCAATTCCAACCCAAAAGGCTGACCCATGAAAGCCAACCAATGCACCGCGCTCATTCCGCGCAATCCCAAATACCCGCCTATCCACGTCCTGGAATGCGACGGTCCGCGCTATTCGCGCCTCACCCATCCCGTCCAACGCGGGGAGGGGAATTACTATCTCACCACCTCCAACGGCCCGCCATGTGATGAGATCATCAGCCGGTCAATGTGGATCGAATCCTACCGGGGTAAGTGGAAGGATTGGGGCACACCCTGCTGGGACCTCTATCTTTACACCGATGGCAGAGTCGAAGTCACCGCGAGCCGCCCCACCGAGGATGAGGCGGCGGACGGCGACCTGTTGGGCGAGCTTGGCTCGATCATCCGACTCTGCCAGCGCCCAGGTCGCTTGGAAATTCGCAACGCGCTGCGCATCGCTCGCAAGCTCTGCAATTGCGACGCGGACGATGGGATCTACGTGACGCGGGCGGAGATTTTAGGCATTGCCGCAATCGAAACGGTTTTGAACGTAACTCTGATCGGACCATGAAAGCCCCTGTTATTCTGATTGGGCACCGGCCCTACCTATGCAAGAGCATCACAAAGGCCGTTGACCTCGCCAAGCTGCTCAGTGAACTGGTCCCACTCAAGCGCTGCCACTCAGATGGCTATGCAGAGTCATGGTATGAGAAAGAACCTGACGACGAGTACGACTCCTTGCAGATCGAATTGAAAGTGTCCGAGCAGGTCCGCAATGCCCCACGACGTCTCGCGCTGCCGGCCCCGAAACGAGGTTCCCTCCGTTGCACCTGTGGTCGCGGCACCGTGCGGCCGGGGGAATTCTGCCCATCTTGCAACATGCCATTCCACGCCCTGGCCGAAGCCGCACAGTCATGAAGGCGATCTCCATCAAACAACCGTGGGCCTGGCTGATCTTGAATGCCGGAAAAAACATCGAAAACCGCACCTGGCGTACTAACTACCGCGGCCGGGTCCTGATCCATGCCGGAAAGGGCTTGACTCAGCACGATTGGCTCAACGGTCTCGAATCGCTCTGGGCCAACCCTGCTGCCAGGCGGGATTTTCCAGGGCCTGCCATGTTCCAGCGCGGCGGCATCGTAGGATCGGTGGAGATCGTCGATTGCGTCACTGCTTCCAACTCGCCGTGGTTCGCCGGCCCCTACGGCTGGGTGCTCCGCGATCCGCAGCCGCTGCCATTCCAACCGTGCCGCGGCAGTCTCTCATTTTTCATCCCCCAACCCATCCGGCCATGAGCACCACCCCAGAAACCTTGCCCAAGCCGCCCGCTCAGGATGCTGTCAACCCGGTTTACCCCTGCGCCGATTGTGGCCGCATCGGGCAATGGCCCCTCCTGATGAACAGCACTGTCTGTGGTCATTACGAGCGACTCTGCCCAGACTGCCGCGAGGAAAACGACCCGGACAATGTGATGCAGGAGCCCTGCTGCCACTGCGGAGGCTCCGGCACCGAGTGGGAAGGATGGCCGTGCGAATACTGCGAGGGCTCCGGCGTGGAGGACTTCTAGCCTCGCAAAACACCTATGGAAACTCGACCTTGCAAAATCTGTGGAGCGGCCCAAAACGGTTGGCCGTTGCGGTCCATCTGCTACGGCTGCGAGCAATCTGCGAGCCAGATGAATGCCGGGGATCCGCCTGAGTGCGAAGACGCCGTGATCGCAAAGATCCGGATCCGGCGCGAAGCAGGCCGGCGGAAATACGGCACCACCATGGAGCGACTAGACCTCAACAGAATCCAGTGGCTGCAACACGCCCAAGAGGAAGCCATGGACCTGGCCATCTACCTTGAAAAACTGATCCGCGACGAGCAGAACGCAACAAGTTCCGCCCGGGCAGGCATCGCGCCATCCCTCTCAATTCCCCCGCTGAGTCAAGCCGTCATCGACCACAACCGCGCTCTCGACATCGAGCGGGGGGAAAACCGAGATTTCGCATGAACCAACCCTCCAACATTACCTCCAAAGCCAGGTGGCCTCACGCTGTGGCACTGGCCGTCGCCAACCAACTGTGCGCAGTGCTCTCACCCTACTGCGAGCGGCTCGCCATCGCCGGCTCAATCCGCCGAATGAAGCCGGATGTCGGCGATGTTGAAATCGTCTTTGTGCCGAAAACCTGTAGGCAGCAGATCGATCTGTTGGCATGGCAAGAGATCAGCATGGCTGATCTCGCCATTGAACGGATGGTCGCCACCGGCATCCTGGCACAGCGAAAATCAAAAATCGGAACGGTGGCATGGGGATCCAAGAACAAGCTTGCCGTCCATTCCTCGGGAATTCCGGTGGATCTTTTCGCCACGTCCGAACCATGCTGGTACAACTACCTTGTCTGCCGCACAGGTCCAGCATCCAGCAATGCCCGCATCGCCACGGCCGCCCAGGCCAAAGGCTGGAAGTGGCACCCCTACGGCCCCGGATTCTCCCATCGTGCAACCGGCCAGATGATCCCCATGGAGAGCGAGGAGGCCGTCTTTGATTTCGTCGGACTACCGTTTCTGCCACCCCCACAACGCCAGCCATGAGCTACCACGAACGCCAATCCACGTCGGCCGGAGCACCGCGCCAGAGGCATCAGGCAAGCGCCCGCCAGTGGGCGTCCAAGCCCCTCACGTCGGCCCAGAAATCAAGCCTCGCAGTCCTTGCCAAGGATGCCTATGCAATTCAGTGCCGTGCCGGCCTCTGCGATATGCCGCCGGATGATTTCCGTCGTTTGCAGGTGTACATCGCAACGGGCAAAAACGGCCTCCGGGAATGCGACAACACCCATTTCAGAGCCATCAAGGCCCACTTCCTACGCATGGCCGGCCGCGCCGCCGAAGCCGATGCCACATGGGCCAAAACCGGGCGGGTAAAAGGTTCGGACGAAATCCATGACACTCATGAGAACCGCGAGACCGCAAGGTCCGTCCTGAGGGACCTGGTGAGACTCTCACGCGGAGCCATTTCGGATGCCTATATCGAGGAAATTCTTGCGGACAGATTCCACGGTGCGTCGCTGGATGATCTCCGCGCATCCCAGCTTCAGGATCTCGTTTTTGTCATCACCCAGCGGTTGCGCAGCAAGAACCGAGATACCTCCCTATGAGCAACTCCGCCCACGATCACCGGCACTGCGGCAAACGCCCTCCGAAACGCCCCAGCGAACCGTCCATGGACAAGGCTCTGATCCTGTTTCTGGACGCCCGTGGGCTTTACCGTCGCGGCCGTCACGGCATTGATTTCCGCGCTCAAAAAAATCGGCTTGACGCACGCCGCGCCGCGTAGAAATCGCGGGCGATATGAATACCAAACCGATCCTCAGTTGGCCAGGCGGAAAATCCCGCCTGCTCAAGCACATCGTACCCCACATCCCGGCCGCCGCTGGATACATCGAAGTATTCGCCGGCGGCTGTGCTGTTCTACTGGCCAAGCCTCCGTCAAAGCTGGAAGTCGTCAACGACATCAACTCGGACCTCATCACCCTCTACCGAGTGGCAAAATACCACCCAGACGCACTGGTCTCCGAGCTGCAACTCATGCCTGGTTCGCGGCAGTATCTCGCCGACTGCATAGGCCTCATGAAAACCGGAGCGCTCACCGATCTCCAGCGGGCAGCGATGTTCCTCCACGCCAACAAAACATCGTTCTGCGCTTCGGGTGGATCCTACGCGGTGGCCAAGAATCCAGGATCGTCGGTGTTCTCTAATCGGGACGCCCTGTACGACCGCATCGGAATGTTCGCCCGGCGCATGAGCCAGGTCTCGATCGAACACATGGACTACCGCCGGCTCCTGTCCACCTACGACCACCCCGGAAACCTGTTTTTCCTCGACCCTCCCTACCTCGGTGCTGACGTCTCGAACTACCGCGGCTGGACCGAAATCGAAATGGGCCAGTTCCAATCGGCTGTGCTCGAACTCTCCGGCCGATGGATCGTCACCATTGACGACTCGGAGTTCAACCGCCGGCTTTGGTCCGGACATGACACGCATTTTGTCGTATCCAGGAACGGCGTCGGAAACCAAGGCAAGAATCCCGGCCGCACGTTCGGAGAAATGGTGATCTACTCGCGAGGCCTCCGGGATGGACGTGCCTTGATGGCCGCATGAGTTTTTCCAAAACCTCTGGCAATATCCCGGATTCTGCCCGGATTTTTCCGGAACCTCCTTGGGATCTCGATTGGGCGACCCCAGCCGGAAAACCCTACGGATTCCGGGAAATTCCGCCTTGATCCGCCATTTTCCGGTTTACCCAAACCTCCTGTCCTTTCGCGATAAACCCAACAGCCGCCTCCAAAAATACCGCCTCACCGCAAAGGGAAGCGCCATTCTTCCATGAAGTCGCAGGTGAAGTCGCAGGTGAAGTCGCAGGTGAAGTCGCAGGTGAAGTCGCAGGTGAAGTCGCAGGTGAAGTCACAGGTGAAGTCACAGGTGAAGT